TCAGTATACACGAATGTGTAAAACTTGCAATACAACCTAGAGTAGTGGGACCCCTTTTTACAAAAAAGGGGGATAGGGTCTTATTTATTTTCTATATTTGGATTTGGTTCGGGACCCCTGGCCCGTAGGGCCAGGGGTGTTCATATGTTAGTCTAGTAATGTCATGTATGCTTCAGCATTCATTCTACTAAACTTGTCTAAGCCTTTTTGCATAGTCTTATAATCTTGATCCCACTCAGCTTGTAAGATCTCAGTGTACAACTTATGCTCCTCTGGAGTTAACATCTCTGATCTACCAGTATAAGGGTTTGTTGCTTTCATCGTTCTATTTCTAACAACACCGTCGTTGTCAGCGGCTTGTTCCAACTCGTCTATCGAGTGGTTCCACCATGCTTTGTTTATTTTATTTGTCATAATATATATCCTATATTATCCTTTATGCGTTGTCAACTACTTTCTTTTCAATGGTCCAACCTCGCCAACTTTCCTCAGCTTTTACCGGATCCTTGATCGGTGTTTCTAGTGGCTCTCGTCTTGGCTCTAGTGCAATGGCTTGACTCCAATGCTTATGCATAAAATCATTCCAACAACCTTGACTACAAAAGTGGGACCAAACATTGTCCTGATTCCAATTAGTCTGTCCTATTCTTTTGGTCCTCAATACTTTATTGCCTTTGCTGCCTCTTATCCTATCTAACGTAGTTTTTTCATGGCACTCAGGACCATGACACCAATTATAATTACTCATAAGTTGGTAACCCCCCAAAGATTGAACAAACACCGGCAAAGGAAATTAATATTCCTACCTCGTAATGTTGTCCATGTATAAAAACAATTACTCCTAACATTGCTAGTGCGAAACCAACTAACACCATTAGTAATCTTCCTATTAATTCGCCACTCATTAGTGCCTCACTTTCCAACTGCCTGACGCAGTTCTATATCCATGTGCGTCTAAATCATAATAAACATAATACGCAGTTCCATTTTTCGCAACACCATAACGAGATTTCTCGTCGTGTTTGCCTTGTCTTGTTATGTGTTTTTTGTGCTTGTTAGCCCAATAAGTTATATAAAATGTTTTAGTCATATTTCTTTCTCTCTTTCTAGGACTATCCTATAATATAGGATAGCCCTTGTCAATAGTTAATTTAAACTATTTTGTTGTTGTTTTTCATACAACAATCTAGCTTTTATCTTATCTGCTCTTGATTGGTTTTTGTTCTTCATTCCTTTAATTCTTTCAGCAAGATTTTTAGGATTGTAAATAACTAAACCAGTAGAGTTAGTTCGGATTATTTCTGCGTCAGTAATATTTAAACCAAGTTCAGTACAAAGTTCTAATGCCTCGTCTAAATATTTATAACCTTTTAAACCAATTTTAATTTCTTTCATTTGATTTAAAATAGATTTAATCCATTTATGATGTGCAATAACAAATTGACCTTTTGCTTGTTTCCATATTTGCAAAATCATAAATTCTTCTTCAGTACAAGCGATTGATCTATCACGACAATAATTTCTACCAATTAAGTCTAATTGATATTTTTCATTCCACTCTTTGCCATAACCTTTGTCGTCGTCGCCAAGATATTTATTATTGTTGTCAGTATATTTTGTTTTGTGTGGGTTGTTATCTTTACCCTCTTGTTCAATCAAAATATCTGGGTTGCAATTTTCTTGTGCTTTTAGTTCATCACGAAACAACGCATAACCATATTCATTATTATTTGAATATGATGAATTGTTTTCAGTATCTATTGAACCATTTAAACGAAAATCAAAATGTTTCTCTATTGGTTTCGTTTCAGTTATTGGGTTGTTGTCATAATCTCTACTTTCAACTTCGCCCATGTAATGAAAATGAAAGCAACTATCTTTTGCAATAGTGTCAACATTTTCAAACTTGTCTTGCAGATATTGTGCTTTTTCAACATCATCTAAAGTATAATGTCGTCTAACAATTTTTTCTGCAACTTTCCACGCATTGTCATTTAACTCAATTTGTTTTGCTTTGAGTTCATCATACTTTTGTTTCTCTTGCGTGTCCTCTTGTTCAAGATGTACTCGCATACGATTTGCTATCTTATTACGATACTCTTGATTTAGTCTTATTCTAGTCATTTTACCTCTTTCTGTATTTATTTTTTGCATGATTTGAAATTAGCACTTGACAATAGGATTGTCAAGTATTATATTGGATTTATGAAAAATATTAAATTTGATGTAGAAAACTTACCTGAAAATTTTAACCTGTCGGATAGACAGACCTTAATATTTGTCAGGGATTTGTTTGAGATGATTAAAGATAATAATCAACTTATACAAATATTGGATAAAAAAATTAAAGTATTAGAATTAAAATTAAAAAATTAATTCTATGGGACAACTTCTGGTTGTGGTGTAAAGTAGATTGAAAGAGATCCAAACACACGCACAGCTAGAACTGATCCCTGGTCACGTACCTGAGCGCTAGAGCATGCAAATTAGCACGTGGCCTGGGATCAGTCTGATCCCTGGTCATAAGATGCATATGCAGGCAATCTAAGGTACCGCAACTTATGACCTGGGATCAGAACTAGTATAGGGCGCTTGGACTTTTCTGGGCTATATCTACGGTCGCGATACCCGAGCGGGTATGCAGGTACAATACCGGTTATCTAGAGACTTGTCGCTGTCGAGCCACTAGTACTGATCCCTGGTCATCGCAAGGGTAGTACAAGATCCCCCGGTGACCTGGGATCAGTGAGAGGGTGTACTAATTCCGGACAGCCTCACTGTTCAGGCCTGTAGAAAATCGGACCCAGGGACCTACAGGCCGCAAGCAACAAGCTGCAAGCCGCAAGCAACAAGCTGCAAGCTTGACAAGGGACCTGTACTGTGTTACTGTATCCCATAAACTAAAGGAGAAAGTAAAATGACTGAAACAAGAAAATTAAAAGAAATGTTGAGCAAAGGCTGGAAAGAAATTAGAGGAAGTAAAAAAAAGACGTGGCCAGCTTTTGGGATTGAAATGTTTTTGCTGCAATGTATAATCCAATGCAACAAAGCATTAAACGAGAAAGAAAAAAATGAAGACACAACAAGCTCTTAAAATTATAGGAGGCTCGCTGTCCAAACCATCAAAGATGCCTGGCTGGTCAATTGGTTTACCAGCTAAGGAATGCAAGACAGGCGGCAAGCTTCAAGCTGTCAAGGGCTCAGTCTGTTATGACTGCTACGCCATGAAAGGCTGTTATGTGTTTAAGGTTGTCCAGGATGCACAGTATCGAAGGCTGCGAGCTATACAGGACCCGCAATGGGTCACAGCGATGGCTCACCTGATCAACAGCAAGAAGCCGGATGTGTTTCGATGGCATGATTCAGGAGATGTCCAGGATCTAGATCATCTTCAAAAGATTTACAGCGTCTGCAGGTTAACACCTTCAAAACGTCACTGGTTACCGACTCGTGAAGCGTGGATAAAGGACCACCTGCATGATAAGCCAGACAATTTAGTCATACGATTTAGTGCGCCCATGGTAGACCAGCGGGCGCCTGCTTCGTGGCCTAACTCTTCAGAAGTAGTAACTGAAGGCGGCAACTGTCCCAGCTCAAAGCAAGGCAATCAATGTTTAGATTGCCGGGCATGCTGGGACCCTTCAATTAAGACAATACAATATAAAGCTCATTGATATGTTTAGACATCCAAACTATTATAAAGAATTACGTAAGCGTAATAAAACGGACCAGGCCATTAGCGATGCTAAAGCGACGGCTGCAAGCGAGCGTGCGACTGGTCCGGGCCTCAAGCAGCAAGCTTCAAGCAAGCCTCAAGCTCCAAGCTCCTCGAAGAAGGAGCCACAAGCCGCAAGCCCCAAGCAACAAGCCTCAAGCTCCAAGCCGCAAGCAACAAGCTCGTGAATCTTGGACCCTGGAAAAAGTTTTATGGTGCCCGAACCGAGGGCCTCGACCATGATGAATGTGTTGTTAGGATGACGTGCATGGAATGCAATTTGGTGTGGTGAAAACTTAACTCTGTTACTCTTCGTAACTTTTAATTCAAGTGTAAAAAAGTGCCCGTAATTATTATAACCCAGTAGATCGGGAGTGCCAGATAAGCTAAGATTTTCAAGTCTAATCCAGGAAATTTTAGTAATAGATTTTTTAATTTTTGCATATAATTTTCGCTCGGGTTTCAAGGTAACTAGGGCTTTCTAATCCGGTGTTTTAGGAGCGATAATTATCTTTTCTCTCGTAGGTTTGAATACAACACGGATAGCACTTTGTCCAATTATATTTGACTCTTGCACCTCAATTCTTTTTATCTCCTCGAGATGACCGTTAACTTCCATAAAGATACGAGCGTTGGAAACTCCATTTCCTTTTTTGCCATTCGTAAATTGATCTAAGTATTCCTGTAGATGTTTAACAAACATTACTCTGTGTCATCCCATTTAGGATACTTGTCACCAGTCATAAGACTGCCAACTAATTTTTGATGACTTTTATTTATTTCTTCTAAATCTTTTATTCTAGCACCAGCTTGACGTAGTTTATCTTGCATAAACTTTTTTTGTTTCTCTAACATTTCTAATCTTTCTTCCAAATTATTGGAACCTTTATAGCCTACTTCCATCCTTGACTTTATAGCAATGTTACCTTAAATTGTCAATATGGGTTTACCAAAAAGACTAACAGAAATGCAAAGAAGATTCGCAGAATATTATGTATTCGGTGATGAGAACGGACCCATGACTAAAACAGAAGCAGCGACCAAAGCAGGATACAGTGCAAAGAGAGCTAGACAGGAAGGATCAGAACTTACCAATCCAAAACTATCTCCTCTTGTTGTAAAATACATGGGTGAATTAAGAGAAGAAAGATTAAAAAAACACGAGGTTACCTACGAGGGTCATGTCGCAGAACTTGCGAGGCTGCGTGAGGCCGCTTTAAAAAAAGGATCATTCTCTTCAGCAGTGAATGCGGAAGCAAACAGAGGAAAAGCAGCAGGA